AGCACCACTCAAGCGTTGATGAGGTATCGACAGGGAAATTTTGTTAGTCTGCCCAGTGACGATGATTGGGGAGAGTACGAAGGTAAACAGATGACGATTACGGCGGAATCCTATTATGGTTAAGTTTGCTTTGGATCTAGCGGTCAAAAGACTTGCTGCATTACGCAGTAAAGCGGACAAACAAACCAAAGAACTTATCGAAGAGTCCATGAAGCCTGCCACCCGTAAACGCCTTGAAGGCGAACGCACGGAAACAATACGGAAGATCAAAGATTTGAAAAAAGACATAGAGGATAATTTGCCTCCGGGTGCGCCACGTCCACCGGGAATGGCTATGGGGGGAGCGGTTTTATCGAGGGGCCTGTCCGGTCTTATCCAAAATTACAGTACGGGACCTCTAGCAAAAATTAGCGTTCCACGTGAAACAGTTCCGTCTTTTGCAAGGGGTGGTGGCATACCCTTATCTGAACAGACCCAAGAGATGCAGCTTCCTCCTTCTTTGGCCGCAAGGTTAAAAGAAAACCTGCAAAAATCCGCGAGGTCTGAGGCTCGTCGCGTCGTTGATGACCCTAACGCACCCTATTACATACTAGAGGGTTTCGACCGAAGCCCTAATATCAATCGTGGTATTTTCCGTGGACGGATGCCGGAAGAACTAAGGGACCTTTTGAGGGCTAGGGACGAACTTACCCCAGAGGGCAAAAGATTTTTAGATGCAAAAACGGAAGAAGGTGAATCGTTAGAAAGCACGTTAGCTGCAATAGAAATGCTACGAGAGTTTGACAAAAACCCAGATTTGCCTGTATCCGATTTGTTAATTGATAAGCCGATACAAAGACCATCCTCTGACCCCGAGTCAAGGAATTTTGACAGTTTTATGGCTGAGGGCGATGCCCTAATGAAAGAGGCGCAAAGACGAGAAGATTTCAGAGCATATTTAGATCAGCTTGAGGCGGAAAAAGAAGGGGTGCCAGGATATTTTAGAGGTGGTGCTCCCAGTACGCGGGACGTTGGTTTCAGAGGACCGCAACAAATATTGGGCACCGCAGATAGTCCGCTACTCCAATCAGCAATATCTGGAGCTTTGGCAAACTTACCTGCTGCACCGGCAGCACAGACCAACGTTGCAATACAAAGCCCCGCAGAAAGATTGGCAGCATCGACCGTCCCAACAAGAACAGCCGTCACACCCGTTGGTCAAACGTTGAAAGGCACCAGACCAACCGACTTTTTTGGCTTTGCAACGACTGAAGGAGTTGCGGAAGGGCAAACGCCTTTTGAACCCGGCATGTTGCTATACGAAGGCACGGACGTTTTGCAATCACCCACGGGACCTACGGCCGAAGAGATTGCAGCAGCACAGGCTGCTGAAGAAGCCGCCGCTCAAGCCGCAGCCGAAGAGGCTGCACGTGTTGAAGCCGAAAGAGTCGCTGCAGAAGAAGCCGCACGGATTGCTGCCGCACAAGAAGCACAAAGAATCGAACAAGAACGACTAGCAGCAGAACAATTAGCCGCTGAACAAGCCGCAGCGCAGGCGGAACAGCAACGTCAGGCCGAGGCTGCCGCAGCCCAAGCCGCCGCAGAGGCTGAAGCGCAAAGACTTGCTGAAGAAGCAGCAGCAAGACAACAAGCAGAATTACTGGCCCAACAGGAAGCCCAGCGTATCGCGCAGGAACAACTGGAAGCGCAGATCGCAGCAGAACAAGCCGCTGCCCAACAAACAGCAGCAGAGGTATTGGCACAAGAACAGGCAGCAGCCCAAGCAGCTCAAACACAAACGCAAGAAGTTCGAACAGAGTCGGCTTCAGATAAGATCGAAGAGGCCACTCAGAAACAGGTCGTTGCCGATGTGGCAAACCAAAACCTGTCTCAAGCGACCAACCAAGGTGCTGATTCAGCTACAATCGAGACTTTGACTCTGGATGCGACTCTCAAACAACAGGATGCGGACGCTGCTGCATTAGAAGCAGAACTGGCAGTCGCACCAGATCCGACACCCATCTACGAAGCTCCAACACAAGGGGAACTTTTACAGGCGGCTGCTGATGCAGATACCGGGCCTCTGTTTACAACGCCCACGGACCTCGGGACAGTCGTGCCTAGATCGACACTAGGTCTGGTACCACAAAGACCGACGGGTATAATGAGTTTCTTGAGTCAACCAAATTTCAATGTATCGGACGCGATAATTGACTACACGTCTGGTTATCCAAGCAGTCGGGACATGCAGTTCAGACGAACATTCTATCCGTTCCAGCAGGTGACTGAAGAAGAGGCACAAAACCAGTATATGGCGGATATATTCAAGCCTGTGGCTGACATGTCACAGTTTCGACCGGCATTGACCTTCGGAGAGAGAGCGCAGACGACTGCAACAGGGTCTGGAGTTGGGTTCCAAGAAGATGTTCCGGTAGGTAACGTGAACACAGGTGCGGCGGCATCTTCACCAGGTCAGTACGGATTAGCGGCCAATCAAATGTATCAATGCCCAGAAGGGTACACACTAGCTTTTGTAAATGGCAGGGCTACGTGTAAGAGCACCAAAACAGCAGGAGGACCCGGTGGTAGAAAAGATGTACCGCCAGAGGTAATCACGTTAGGGGAGACAGCATAGATGGCAAACGGTGACACACCCCAAGTATCTCTGATGGACCGCGAAGGCGGTATGTTGTCAGACGAAGACATAGAAGCGGTCGAGGTAGAAGCTTTACCCAACGAAATGTCACGTATTACGGACATTGAAGGTATAGAAATCATCCAAGAAGAAGATGGCGGTGCCTCGATAGACTTCGATCCTATGCGTAGCAGGGACCGTGAAGATGATTTTTATGACAATCTGGCGGAGTTTTTACCGGATTCTGTCTTGGCACAGGTATCAAACGAGCTTACTGACCAGTATCGATCCAACAAAGCATCCCGACAGGATTGGGAAGATGCATATTCCAAGGGCCTTGAACTACTTGGCTTCAACTATGAAGAGCGAACAGAGCCTTTTCGGGGCGCAACCGGTGTAACACATCCGCTTTTGGCGGAAGCAGCGGTCCAGTTCCAAGCGCAGGCGTTCAATGAACTGCTACCAGCGGACGGTCCTGTACGCACCACGGTCCTCGGGTCACAGACCAGAGCCAAAACAGAACAGGCATCGCGTGTTCAAGGGTTTATGAACTACTACATCACCAATGTGATGGAGGAATACACGCCAGAATTTGATCAGATGCTGTTTTATTTGCCGTTGGCAGGGTCCACTTTCAAGAAAGTCTACTTCGATGACGCGCTGGGCAGGCCGGTTTCCAAGTTTATACCGGCAGAACACCTTGTTGTACCGTATGAAAGCAACGATTTGGAGACTTGCCCGAACATTACGCATACGGTTCGCATGTCTTTGAACGATTTACGCAAGCAACAGGTCAGTGGATTCTATCGTGACATCACCGTTTTGCCCTCGCAACCCGAAAGCACGTCTGTTTCAGACGAAATTGACTACATTGACGGCACAAAATCCACTGGAATCGACTATGACTGCACTTTGTTGGAGTGCCACGTCGATTTAGACCTCGAAGGGTACGAAGATACGGACGATGACGGCGAACCAACGGGCATAAAGATCCCGTATATCGTCACAATCAGCGAAGACAACGGAAAAGTACTGTCGATTCGTAGAAATTACCGCGAAAACGACCCGATGAAGGCAAAAATTGCGTATTTTGTGCATTACAAGTTCCTTCCGGGCTTTGGATTCTACGGAATGGGCCTCATTCACACAATTGGCGGCTTGTCAAGGACTGCTACAGCGGCTTTGAGGCAACTTATCGACGCTGGAACGCTTTCAAACTTGCCAGCAGGCTTCAAAGCTCGTGGTTTGCGGATCAGAGACGACGATGACCCGCTTCAGCCCGGTGAATTTAGAGATGTGGACGCTCCTGGGGGTCAAATACGTGATTCTCTGATGCCTTTGCCGTTCAAAGGACCGGATGGCACGTTATTTCAGCTTTTGGGCTTTGTAGTCAACGCTGCACAGCGGTTTGCCACGATTACAGACATGAAAGTGGGTGATGGCAATCAATCTGCGGCAGTCGGCACGACGATTGCGATGATAGAGCAGGGTGCTCGGGTGATGAGCGCAATACACAAGCGTTTGCATTATGCGATGAAAATAGAGTTTCAGATACTTTCGAGGGTGATGTCGGAGAGTTTACCCCCGGTTTATCCATATGAGGTGCCGGGGGCGGACGCAGCGGTCAAAGCAGAGGATTTTGACGAGCGTGTGGACGTTATGCCGGTCTCTGACCCGAATATTTTTTCCCAGAGCCAACGTATAGCTATAGCGCAAACAGAGCTTCAGATGGCAATGCAGGCCCCAGAAATACACAATATACCAGAGGTCTATCGTCGGGTTTATGACGCGCTGGGTGTGAAGAACGTAGATCAGATATTGAAGGCTGACACCCCGGATGAGGTGGTGCCAAAAGACCCTGCAAGAGAAAATATGGACGCCTTGGAGAATGTGCCTCTACAGGCTTTCAAGGGTCAGGATCACATGGCGCATATTCAGTCTCATCTATTGTTTGTG